AACTAACAACAGCGCGACAAAATTACGGCTATTTCCCCGATTTTTTGGAAAACGAGTTAAAACATTAAGGAATTTTAATAATTGACCTAAACATGGATGCTGCACTCAAAAGAGAAATTACACAGGTGGTGAACGAGGCCACACGCGAGGCATTCCTTATGTACAATGAGGAATGGATCAGCGCAAAGGAGCTCTGCCAGACATTCCAGATGATTCCGAAATCATGGCTGAAGCTATACCGACATCTGCTACCTCAAAGCTCTGTCCGCTACATCGACAAGAACGGCAAAGAGAAGGAGACTAACCCTGCATTCCCAAAGCATAGGATTAATCAAATGATATTAGAGGGTAAGTTAGACTTCACAAGGCCTGAATGCCAATACAGGAGGAGCAAATAAACTAAAAACAACAAACAACCATAAATACAACAACATTATGACAAGACTTATTAATTTATTTTTTGTATGTGTATTTGCTGCAATAGCAGTTGGATGCGCAGTGGTTTATGTGGTCACTAAGATTGAGCGGCCAGATTTATTTGTGTACGGCGTGTTTAGCACCATCCTCTTCATTGTAATGCTGAAGGAATATAACAAGGAAATTAAAGCCGCATAACATGCAATTTATAGGTATTCTTTTACGCAAGACTGATGAACGCGAGGGCGATTCGCAGTATGGTCATTGGAAGGTGGCTCAGTACCTTTTGGAGGAGGTAGGAATGTTCCCCAAGAAGATGGTGGTGGATGTGTCAGATGGTGCCACAGGTAGGATTGCAGCATTCGATGCTATGGTCGGCAAAAGCGTCATCGTATCATTCGAGCCAAACGCCACAGAGTATAATGGGCGCTGGTATAACAAGTTCACCGCCTACAAGATAGAGGATTATGCGGAGTACAAGGCCAAGGAGGTAGAACGTGAGGAGGAGGCCAAGAAGTCAGGAACGACAGCTCAGGCTCCTGCTCCTCCATTTGCACCAGAAGGCCCAGACGATCCGCCATTCTGAACCCTTACCCATTGAAACTAAACTGAACTAAACTCGGGGCGGAAGTGGTAACACAGAAGCCCCAACCTTGGGAGGGTAGTTTAATCGCAAAAACAAAATTCCGTAAGCTCAGTTGGTAATGATTGCAGGTTGGAATCCTGCCCCTTCCACAAACAAAAGATAGCATCTCGTATAGCCCTGCCGAAAGGCGAACGTCAATGAAAATGGATTGGGTGCCCATTCTGGTCACTGCTATCACAACGACCTTTGACACATTGCTACAACAAGCATGATACCCGAAAGTAACGCTTAGTGGGTAATTCCTGAGTCAGCGTGAAGGGCGGGTATGTAGGACAATATATAACTGCCGCCGTGAATAGCAGCGGCAGATGTAATGCAGCCGATGGCGGTCACAAGCCCGCAGGTAGAATGCAGAGTGCATTTTTCTTTATTAGCTGTAATGTTGTTTTCATGATTTTAAGTTGAGACATTAGAGAGACGGTCCGCGAGGATAGTCTCTTTTTTATTACACTGAACATTCACACATAATACATACAGAACTATGAGCGCAAAATTAAAACCCTGGACGCAGGCGGATGATAACGACCTGCGAGTGCTCCATCAGGAGCATGTACCTATCTCCGATATTGCCGCAATCCTTGACAGATCATTAGAGGCCATCCGCCACCGAAAGAAAAAGCTAAGGCTTGGCCGCTTCCTGAAGATGGACGGACATAACATTGTGAGAAGAAGAAGAAAGCACCTAAAACAAGCCATATAATATGAGTGAAGAGAATAGCAATCTGCCCGCCATTACTGAGGGCGTGGAAATCCCCAATTTCCTGCCACAGGACGAATGGTTTGGCGTAGATGTAACAAAGTATCGCCTCGACTTCGCAAAGCCCTACACGGCCCCGAAATACACACTTTCGTGGAATGGCATAGGCTTTGCTCCCCTTGGTGGTATACACGCCATTACAGGGCAAGCGGGTAATGGCAAGACGATGACCATTGCCCAGATGATAGCGGCCATCCTGAGCGGAGAGTTCGGAAGCCTCCACTATATGCTGAGCGAGGAGAACCCCAACCCTCGCGTCCTATACATAGATACCGAGATGGAGGAGGCCAACACCATAGCGATGAAGAATCGAGTGCTGACGATGACCAAGAGGGTGGTCGGTGAGGATTACGATGACTTTGTAGTCATCATGCTCCGCGAGGCCGCAAGTGAGGACAAGAACAGCAGCTCAGCCAAGGAGAGATGGAAGTTAACCCTGAAGGCCTTGTATGAATACAAACCTACGGTCTGCTTCATAGACGGCCTTCTGGACGTTGTTAATGACTTCAATAGCAACACAGACTGCCAAGACCTTATCTACAAGTGTATGCAGGCAGCCACCTATTACAATATCAGCCTTTGGTGCCTGGTGCATCAGAATCCAGGAGCCGACAAGTTGGTAGGACACCTTGGCAGTATGTTAGAGCGCAAGGTAACGGACATCTTTGTTACCAAGAAGGAGAGGAATATGTCATCGGGTACCTCGACCTTCACGGTGCATCAGATGAAAGCCCGTGGCCGCGATGTTCCAGATTGGAGCTTCCAAGTACAGCCAATCATGGGGTGGGGAGTTCCTGAGCAACTGACTACTGCACCCAAGATGAACGATGCCATCGACTCAATCAAGAATTGGTTGGATGCCGGACGCTTCGATATAACATGGCCTGCTACCAAAGAGCAGATCAAGAGCATCTTCAAGAACCGAGGCGGACAGACACACAAGCCAACACAGGATGATGACCTCTTGGTTGCTATGAACAGACGATTCATCATTCCACAGCCAGAAGAGACAAGGACAAAGGGACAGAAGCATATCAAGTTCGTATTGAATCCTGAATACTTCCCTGAGAAAAAAGACCCATTCGAGGAGGCCATGGATTTAGGTGATGATTTCTGGCACAAAAAGTAACTTCCCCAAAAATCTATTCCCCTAAAGGGGAATATAGTAACTTCCCCAAAGCTATGCCCGCACGTGGCAACAGCCCCATTTCCCCCTGCGCCTATATGATGGCGCGGGGAAAGTGAGGGGCGGGTGCACCCGTTCGCGGTCTCTCGCGCGTACATACGCGCTTAGCTTTACATCTAACAATATGGGTAAAATCGACAATTTAACGGTCCAGAAGATTAAGGAGGCGGCGAACATCGTAGATGTCGTAGGCGACTTCTTAGACCTGAAGCGCAAGGGCGTTAACTTTCAATGCCTTTGTCCATTCCATGCGGACAATCACATCGGAAGCTTCGTCGTGCGACCGCCATCCGCAGCGGTAGGAGGGAATACATACAGGTGCTTCTCCTGCGACGCTAAGGGAGGCCCCATCGAGTTCCTGATGAACTACTCGGAGACTAAGCTCTCCTACCACGAAGCACTCCTGTACCTGGCGCAGAAATATGGCATCTACGTCAGCGAGGAGCAGAACGTATACAAGAAAGTCAAACCATCAAAACCAAAGGTTATGCAAGAGCATTCAGATAACCTGCCGCGCAGGACGTGGCCAACCACATGGATAGGCTATTATAAGAACCTGAGCAATGACAACTTCGTGCAATGGCTGCGTAGCCAACGGTGGGATGCCTGCCAACGGGCGAGGATAGACAAGGTGCTGAACGAGTACCATGTCGGGCACACGGCCTTTGACACCGAGTATTATGGTGAGACAACGCATCATGAGTGGACGGTATGGTGGATGCTCGACGATCAGAACGTCCTCCACAATGGGCACCTCATGAAATACAAGGCCGACGGACACCGAGACAAGGATGACTCATACAGCCAGACGTGGCTCCATGCCCGTATGAAGGCCGCCATTGGCCCTAACCACTTCGACGATAAGAAGGAGCTGCCGAGCTATTGCCTCTTCGGGCTCCATCTGCTGAACGCCTACCCAGGTGCAACGGTAAATATTGTGGAGTCGGAAAAGACGGCAGTCATCATGGCCATTGCCTATGGCAACAACTCATCAGAGATATGGATGGCCTGCTCTGGTATGCAGAGGCTCAGCCGCGAGTATCTGATGCCCGTCATCCAGGCAGGGCGCAAGATACAACTCTTCCCCGACCGCGACGGCATAGACCGTTGGATAAAGAAGGCCAACGAGATAAGCTACCAAGGCATAATGCTGAATACCCAGGCGGTAAAGGAATGGTGGCAACCAAAGGACGGAGAGAAGGCAGACATCGCGGATGTTGTGCTAAGAATCATTAATGAACTAAACCGATAATAATATGGAAAGAATGAAACTACAAGAGCTCGCCCTGCTGCGCATGTACAGATATGGCGAGGTAGAAGTGGAGAAAAGAGGAAATCAGATCATCCTCCACTCTAAGAGAGATAAGGACAACAAGACTCCAACCACCTTGCGCGATCGAGTGCCACAGATGGAGCTCCGCCAAGGATTCGACTAACAACACACAACCCCTAACAAAGCTATGGATGACAAACCTAAGAACTACGAGGTGGTCAACACCAAGATTGCAAAGCCTATCTATGACCGCCTGATGGTCCTGCTGCGCCGCAAGAATCTGAACTACTACCGTATGTTCCAGAACTTCTGCGATGTGCTGATACATAACATGGACGATGCGCACAACCTCACGCCCGAGACGGAGAAGGTCATGGGTGTGTTCGAGAACATGATAGGTTGGGAGAGCAACTTCAATCTCTCTGATCCCACCGCGCAGCCAGAGGTAGCCGAGGCCATCTACTTCCTAACTGCTCAGGGCAAGAACGGCACCCGCGTCGTAGACGTAGAGCGTCCATTCTTCGGCCAATGGAAGCAGACCCTCAATACCAAGGACATCCTCGACCGCTACATCCGCCTTGCTCATCCGCAGCTACACCGTCGTCTTACCGACATAGCCAGGCGGAGGAAATGCGGCAGCCTGCTTGAACTACTCCTCGACATGACCGCAGAGATGGAGGCCGACGAGCAGAAGCGCGAGCTCCTCTCTGACTTCGAGGACAACTCACGCGGTGACTTCGGGCAGAAGTTCGGAGAGACGCGCTACCGCCGCAAGATGGTAAAGACACCGGACATGTTCGACGAGAATTGAAAATTGAAAATTGAAAGTTGAACCATTATGGCTAAGAAACTATCTTGGCGATGCGCCAACAAGCAACAGCAGAAGGACAAGATGACCATCTACAACAGCCGCGAGTGGAAGGCACTCAGGCTGCTGAAGCTCCAACAGAATCCCTTGTGTGAGATGCACTACGCCAAGGGCAAGATAGTCTCTGCCCACTGCGTCCACCACATCGTACCAATCGAAACTGCCAAGACAATGGAAGAGATGCGCCGCCTGGCCTTCTGCGGTCTCGATGGCCTCCAGAGCCTATGTGATGAATGCCACGCCAAGATTCACAAGCAGATGGGCAAGGGCACCAAGGAGCTGAGGATGGAGCGCGCCCAAGCACGCAATGAGCGATGGCGTGACCGCCTGTTCGCTGCGCTGCGGACGTCCACCGACCAATAGCCGAGGGCCAAAAACCCCCGCGTACCCGTTTTAGTTGAGGGGGAGGTCATTATTCCGAAAT